AAAATTGTTTCAAACGCAGCGGCACGCATCTCGCGGGTCTCCCTAAAGGCACATCCGCGCACAGTAAATTGGCTTGGTTACCATGGACTTAAAGCGCGTTTCAAAAACGCGGTTGATAACTGTAACCCGACACTTAAACTGAGACCCGGGATTGTCCGGGAATTTGCGGGATGAGGCGGGCAGACGCCAGCGTTTACGGGGTGTTAGGGCCGGTTAACGAGTTCTGACGCGAAGACAGGAAAAATGATACCCGCGCCTTGTCCGGCCTCTTTGCGCGGTGCGGCTGCAACGACTAACGCCCCGTAAACAGGCAACATGCAACTGACGAACATGCAACTGGGACAGGACAACATGCAACCAGTTGCATGTTCGGCGCTGGAGGCTCTAAACCCCCGTCGTTATTGGTTTGTTGACTATTTCAAAGAGCGGGCGGCTGTCACGCGAACATGCAACTGGCGGGCAAAAACGGTCTCTGTAGGATTGAGCAGAACGTGGGTAAGTGCGTCACGTTTTGTTCTGCTCAATCCTACGCGGCTTTTTTGAGCGGTTTTTAGAGCGTTTAGAGGGGCTTTTAGGGGTCGTTTTAGGCTCGTCATCCTTCCCGGTGTCGGGCTGATAATTGGGGTTCGCGCTGGGGCCGGTCGCGGGACCGCTCAGTTTGCTGGTATCCGGCCCTGTTGCTGGCTGGAATTTCGGGTTGCCGCCGGGGCCGGTTGCGGGACCGGTCTTTGGGCCGGTATCCGGCCCGGTTGCGGGCTGGAATTTCGAGGGTCCGCCGGGGCCGGTAATCGAACCTTGTTGCGCCGGATCGGGACCGATCTGGGGCTGAAAGCCGGGGCTTGGATCGGTGCCCGAGTCGGGCTGGAATTTTGGGTTTGCGCCGGGGCCGGTGACGGCTGCTGGGTCAACCGGATCAGGCGCGACGAGGGGCTTGTAGCCGGGGTTGTTTCCGGGCTTCAACGCTGGGTCTAATGGGGTTGGAACGCCAACCGTTCCCAACTCCTCTTTGACCAGCGTGCCGACGTTGCGAGCGAGTGCGATGTCGAGCAGCGCGGTGCGTGCGTCGATGGGAGTAAAACCGGTGATCACCAACCGCTCGCCACCCCTGATCTTCTCCATGTCGAGGGTCCGGTCACGAACGGCGAGTGTGACCTTGAAATACTGTCCGTCGATCTTGCGGTACACCTCGAAATGGTCAGGCATCGGCGTCTTGCGAAGCCAAGAAAAACGTCCCGGATCGGGCTTGTCTCCCTGCGATTTTCGCCGGATTACGGCCCCTTCGTCGATAGTCTTCGTCGCCTTCATCCATTCCTCGGCGGAATGCTGATTTTGACCCAGCGACCACGCCATGTCCGGCGTCAACCAGACGACGCCGTTCTTGAGCTTGGCTGCCTCGGCGACGGCGGGCGCGGCCACGCCCACGGGGGCGGCGAATTGAGCGCCCATCTGCTGGCCAAATTTGTAGAATTCGCCCTCGATCATCTTCTTAAAAAGCCAGTTCGAGGTGAGGTCTTTCTGGACCACGGCTTTGAGGTCGCCATCCAACTCGTTGAGACGTCCAGCGTAGTATTCTTCGAGCAGCATTTGACGGGTCAGGCCGGGGTTGGTTTGCCAGCCCGGATCGATGCCTGCGGGGACCTGATAAACGTCGCCCGTGCGCTTGTTGGTCCAGTCTTGCAAATCGAGGTCCGGTGCCGTCGTGTCGGGCGTCCAGCCAGCGGTGCGGGCGTCTTCTTCGTCGACCTGCAACACCCAGCATTTGCACTGCCAGCCGTTGGGGGGGAAATGCGTCTCCCACCATGGGTCATCGACCCGTAAAACGATGGGCTCGCGCGCCCACGTCAAATGCTCGTCGCGTGGCTCTGCCGACGTGGTCTCTTGGTAGATCAAAAATGGTAGGATTTCGCGGGTCCGCCAGATGCGTTCCCACAGGCCTGCGGCGTTGGCCGTGCGGACGTTGGCGTCGTAGATGATCCGCAGCCGGTGTGGCGACCCTAATTGCACCAATTCGACGGCCCCAGTTTGGGGGTCGCCCATGATCTGCTTGCCCCACCATCCCAGCGCCATCAAACGGGGCTGCAACTGGGCGCGGAATTGCTCGAACGGAACGCCGCGCGCGATGGCCTCATCGACGGCGGCGCGGATGGTGTTGACGATCTCCAGATTGGTGGCTTTGGCGACCGTAAAGGCGTGGGCGTGTTCTTGGGGCCAAACGTCCCGCCAATCGAAGCTCGTAACGGCCCCTTTGTTGCGGAAATAGGCCATCACCTCGGGTGACGGGTCGGCCATGTATCGGATCGTCTCTGCCATGGCTCAAATCCGCTGCCGAAGGGCGCTTTAGTGGGTTAGATTTTGGCGATCAGTTCGCGGGCGCGGCGGGCGGCGTGGCTTTCGTCGATGAAGCAGCGCTTTTCGAGGTCTTGAACGTGGAAATGAAGCACCTTCAAAGCGTCTTTGAGGTCTTGCGCGTGGAGGCGGGCAACCGCGCCCTTTTCGTAGTTGGCGGCGCGCTCTCGAAGGGCGATCAAACGCGAGAAAAACCAGCCTTCAACGGCGTGGAACAGGACGACGACTTTGCGCAGTGTGGCGGCGAACATGGGGAGGCTCCGGTATCGCGATAAAAGGGGTTTACTGCGCCCGTAAACGGCGCTTTTGACGCTTAGAAAGCTGGGTGTCCGCCGTGCTGCACGGGATGGGAACGTGATCTGGCTTCGACCGGCGCTGGGGTTTTTGGCCGGAACCGCGTTGAATGGCCGTTGGTTTTGGGGCAAGAACGAACGTGTCGGGGCCATGAGCCAGCAGCGCGGCCATCATCATCGACATAGACATCATCACGGCTTCACCCCTGCATTTCCGAGCCCGCGTGCGATCGCCATTCCGGCTGCCAGCGTCTCGACGAGGCGACCGGCGTCCATCTTGGTCATTGCCGTCGCAAGACCGGCGAGGAACTCGTCGTAGCTGCCGGAATTGTTGGCGAGATCGCGGATCGGCTTGAGCATGGGATCGGCGACACGCTCCCAATCGCCGAGAGCCGATGATGTCAGATCGTCGAATGCGTCGGCATGGCGCTCGTTGGCGGCATGCGCGACGCCGCACGACTTGCATACGGCCACGACAGGGGCCTTCGTGCCGGAAGGTGTGCTGCCGGAAGACTTGGGCTTCTTCGCCTTCGTCTTACCGGGCTTACGCTGGCGTTTGGTGGGCTGGCGCGCGTTGCGTGCCTTGGCCTTGTTGGCGGATTTGCGAGGCTTAGCTGGCGTCACATCTTCGGGCTCGACGGCGTCGTCGGGTTCGACCGGATCGGCCTCGTTTTCGATCTCGCCGGTGTCGTCGAACTCTTGCTCGGGGTCAAAGTCGATCAGGCCGGTCGCGCCAAGAATAGCTTCCCCCTCTTCGGGCTCGTTGAACCCGAACCGGTCGCGCACGTGGGCTTCCGAGATGCGCAGGCCGAGCGGGACCAGCGTCTTCAGGTTCGTCGCAAGGCCCGTCAAATCTTCCGGTACCGGCACCGGCAAGACGAGCTTGGGATACTTAGCCTGAGGCCCGTAGTTCAGATCGACGAATGCTCGGATGAGGTCGCGGTTAATCGACGTTTCGAGTTGTCGCGCGTCCGCAAGTTTGATGTCGTGACGGACGTTTTCATGGACCTTGGCTTGAGCCAGCGATCCACCGGCGTCGCTCGTCATGGTCTGTCCGAGAACGAGCTTAGAGATTTGCTTGTCGAGATAGTCGGCAAGGCCTGAGAAGATCGCAGCACCACCGCCGCCCTTGCTGCCGCCACCTTCGACGAAATCGATGGTCATCGTCGCTGGGATGATTGCTGCAGCGTCGCTGCCGATGTTGCGAACGGCGTTGAGCAGTTGGCCGCGATCTTCGGCGGTCGCCATCGGCCCGTATTTACCTACGCGGATCGGCATGCCGTACACTTCGCAGAACGCGACCCAATCCTTGAGCGTGTAGGACTTGAACACGAACGCCCATGCGGCGGGCTTGGCGAGACCGCCCCGGACGGGAATGCCCGATTTGAGGCGCGGGACGTGACGCACGAATTTGTACGGCGGCATCGGATCGCCGTTGACGGGGTCGGTCAGCGAGGCGAGCCGCATGACGCTGCGCTCAACTTGGCTGAACGTGAAGAAGCGGGGATCGCGGTCGCGATAGTCGTAGGGTAGCCACTGCTTGGCGCTGGTCTCCCACATGATTTCGGAGACGGCATAGCCCTTGCCGTAGGCGTCAACCAGGTGCTCGATCATCGAGGCAAAAACCGGCTGCTCAACGAGGTCTTCGACGGCGTCGGCAATCTCGCGGTCGCGCGCGCTTTCGCCGCCTGCGACTACGACGGGATCGATGCACGACAGCGCGCGTTTGCGGGTCGATAGAACGGCGGTGTAGTGCAGCTCGCGCTCTTCCATCTCTTCGGCGAGCGTCAGATAATCGCGGTGGTCGCCTTGATCGGCGGCACGCAGAATGGACGCGAGACGTTGGGGCGTCAGTCCCGGTGCAATCGCGTCGTGCCACAGCGTGCGGACGCCAGCGAGTTCGGGCGCGGCGATTTCCTGCGTGAGGACGCGGCGGGTGACAGGCTCGCCATCCGGTCCCAGAATTTGCGTATTGCGTGCCATCGTTACCAGACCCCAGATCGCGCCTTGAAGCCGCCCGTGGTTTTGACGGTGCGCCAGTCATCATCGGCGCGCCTGTTGTCGCCGGTCACGGGTGCGAGTGCCCCCGACTGGTAACCGTAGGCGACGAGGTCGAGCGTGGTGGCGTGGTAGGCAAGGGCGAGGCCGATGGCAGCGTCGCCGTGGCGGGATGCGCCGTCCTGGCCCTTGGTGCGCTGTGCCTTGGGGATTTGGCCAACGCCGTCGATGCTCTTGATCAGTCGCAGATCGCCGAGAATGTCGGCGTCCTTGGGGATGATCAGAGTGTCGTCTTCAAAGCCCGCTTTGAGCTTGGGCATGTTCTCGCGATACCATTCGACCGAAAACTTCACCTGCATGATCAGGCCAGACCCGAAGCGCTGCATGGCGACTTCTGCGAGATACGCGCCGTTGCCGGTGGCGTCGAACGCGCCGCCGACGAAGCGCGGTAGCCGGTCGATGATATAAAACGCGATGTCCTTTTGCTGCTCGAACGGGATGTTGCGCAGCTCGACGGCGAACGGCGTCTCGCGCTTCAGGTCGGCGCGGATCGTCAAGGGCCAAAGCACGGACAAGTCCGAGACGCGCCCGAAGTCCTGGCCGAACGCATGGGCGAAGCGCGGGTCGAGTTTGTCGAGCAGCGGCTTCAATTGCTGTTCGCAGAAGTCGCGGATTTCAGCTTTGCGCAGGTGTTCCGGCCATTCGGCGAATTGGGCTGGCTGTTCGTAGCGCACGACGGGGATGCCGTCCTTCATGCGGGCTTCGATCAGCGAGGCCGGGATGAATGCGCCCTTGCCGCGTGTGGGAATGCAGAACAGCTCTTCGTCTGCGGCTTCGCCGTAAAAGCCGATGACGCTGGCCCGCCACTCTGCTTCGCCCTCAGGGCTCCAGTCCTTGCCCGTGGAGAGGCAAACGCGCTGATACAGACCCTGACGTAGCGCCTCGTCGAAATCGCAGCGTAGCAGCGTGTATTTGAGCCGCCCGGCGCGAACGTCGGTGACCAGCGTGTTGAACGGGTTTGCGTCGCCATCATGCGTCGAGAGGATCAGGATTTTGCCGCCCCAGATCAGCAGCGCCATCGCGGCCTTGACGACTTCGGTCAGATCGTCATGGAACGCAGCCTCGTCGAGGATCACATAGCCCTGGCGACCACGCAACGAGCGCGGCTTGCTGGTCAATGCGAGGATCTCAAAACCAGACGCGAACGTGACGCGGAACGCCTTGATCGCGGCGTCGTCGTCGCCGTCGTAGAACAGCGTTTCTTCGACATCGCTCGCGGCTTGACCGAACGACTTCGCCCACATGCCGCAGGTGTCAACGAACTCACGGGCCATGTCGAGATTGTAGCCCAGATACAGCGTGTCCATGCCGCCAGCCTCGCGGGTGGCGGCAGAGGTCAACACAGCGTCCGCACCGGCTGCCCATGTGAAGCCGGTGCGTCGCGATTTTTCCACGAGCGTCACGGCGTTCGCCGCCGTCGTCGCGAGCAGAAGCTGCTGGTAGGGCATCAGCACATCGGGGATCGTGTCGCCGTTGGCGACGAGGTGAGGCAGCGCGAACCGCGCCTCGCGGCGATGCTCGATCCATTCCTCGCTGGTGACGAGGCGCGGCGACTTGGTCTCGGATGCGACGATTGCGGTCACGAGGGCTTGCTTTCGGGTTTCCACGCTTCGAGCGCGAACGGTTGACCGGTCTGGTCTGTGGCTGGAATAGGCCGCGCCTGTTTCTCAAAGGCAGCGCAGACCCTGCGAAGGGATGCTTCGGCGCCGTCGCGATCCGCGCGGATACGGGCGATGAATGCGTCAGCTTCGGCAAGTTGCTTGATGGCTTCACGTACGTTTTTTCGGGCCTCGCGCAGGTCCTTCGATAGTTCGCAGATCACGATGATGAGGATGATGATCAGCCAAGGGGCGAGTTCGGCCACGGCGCTCATGTACGGACGCCTCCCAGATACTCGGCACCGAGTTTGGCCCGCAGCGCTGCACGGGCGGCACGTTGGGCTTCGCGCTTTTCGGCTTTGACGCGGTCGCGTTCGGCTTGCTTTTCGGCGGCGTGGAGTAGAACGCCCACAAGCGCGATCCAGTGTTCGGCGACCAGCTTTGGTCCCATTTGGCCAAGGCCTTCGGCGATATCACCCAGCGAAGCGTCGCCGATCATGTAAGCAAGCGCCCTGCCATTTCCAGCGTGTGCGCGCTCGACTGCGCTCTTGACTTTGTCTTGTGCCGTGGGTTTTGCCTTAGCCATTGGTGGTCTCCGCTTGTGTTGGCTGCTTTTTCCTGAACTCCTTCTTCCACTGACTGAACTCGACGGGTGATTTGGTCCGCTTACCCATCACGCCACCTCCGCAAAGCGCGACCGCTTCTTGGTCGCGACCGGCAACGTGCCTTTGTCGGCGCGTTCATCGTGGAGCGCGTCGATCTCTTCCTCAATACCGTCAACAATGACCGCGAGAGCGTCGTTGGTTTTGATCTCGTCCGCGATCAGGTCGGCTTGCTCTTTTGTCCGCATCTTCGCGTTGTTGAGC